AATTCCCCAACGGCTCGTGCACGAACGGTTCGAGAAATTGTTCCAGACGCGAGAAAAATTTCACCGTGCAAACGCCTTTGCCCGCTCCATCCTCAATGCGATAGCTGATTGTTCCCTTGTTCCAAAAATACGCCATCCAGTCCAGGATCGCCTCTTTATCCCAATAACTGAATTTCTCAACTTGCCGGATCAACCCGAGCAACTTGCGCATCGTCTCCAGATATTCGGGCGCGTGATTGTTCATGTGGCTACCTGCGGCATCGATTCAAAGGCGCTTGCCTTGATCTGGTACAAGGTCCAGTTGCCGGTCCCTTCCAATTGAAACTGGATCTCGTTACAGATCCCGGTCTTTAGGAGCCCGATAATCCGGTTGACGTAGCCGTCGGTATCCAGATCGAAAGGGAAAGAAGGAATCGTCAGACTCAAAAGATAGGGATTAGTCGATATATTCCGCTTGATGAGTTCCTGTTCCCGATCCGCAATTACCGTGACCGTGACCGGGTCAACGCTGTCCAGAAACAGGAACCGACCCGAATGTGGCCGGATCTGGGTCAAGTCAGTGTTGAACCCGAAAGATTTACTGGTCAGACTCGAATCGTAATATTGCTTAGTGCTGTCGATATTCTGGTCGAAGTACTGGCGCTCAACCGGATAGGTGAACCGGCTGACTATCCCATCCCGGGTCGCTACCAGCAGAACCGAATAGTTGACGTCAGTCCGGTCCCGGGCAAAGTCGCGCACCGCGACGTCGCTCCCTCCAATCTCAAAACACCAAGTGCCTTGCCACTTTTTGAGCGGCACAGAGTAGATCAACATGAAATTGTTAAAGGCTGAATTATCCAGCGGCACGCTCAAGATATAGAGCCGGTTCCAGAACGTCGCGCGCGCGTTGTCGCATGCCGCCCAGTTGATCCGGTCGATGTAGCCTTGAATATCCAGGCTGATCGGCAACCAGACACCTTCCTGCTCGCTGGTCGGCGCCTGGGAAAGCGCGTAAACGCCGCGCCCGGTCTCACTCAAGAAATAAACGTCCGCCTCACACTGAACAATCGTCCCATGCGAACGACACCCGACCGTCGTGCTTATGCGATCGATCCCCCAATCTGGCACGTCCAGCCCGGGTCCGGTCTCGACCAGCCAGACGCTTCCGTTGCGGAACACCGCAATCGACTGGCCCTGCCACAAACATTGACCCGTAATCAGATCGGTCGTGACCGGATCAATCGTCACCGTATTCGTCGTAATAAAAAAGGTTTCCGGATCAAGCACGTCACTGACGACCAGAGTGTTCTGATAAATGTAAATCAGCCGGCTGATCGCCCAGATCGGGTAAAGCGCGGTGGGATACTGACTAGGTAAGGTGATCGAGCCAAAACCAACCGCCGGATCGTACTTGTCCAGAGTCGTGCCTTGCGCCATGCAAAGCTTAGTCCCGCATAAAGCTGAATAAACCTGGTTCCCGCCGCCGTAAGCCGGTCCGCCGCTCAACGTGCTCCATGCGTGACCCCGATTATCCCACTTGAACCAACTCGGGCCGTTATTGGTAATGAAGACGCCGTTACCGACATGGTGAATCGAATCGAGGCCACCGCCGGCGTTCTGCGCGAGTCGGATAATGCCGGGGCGCGACCGGTTAAGCCCGTCAAGTTGCGTCAGGCGATTTTCGGCATCCGCCGCCGTACTGGAATCAAGAGCGCTGGGCGGCAGACTGTTGTTGACGCCCGCGATTGGCACGGAGGTGTCGACCAGAATTGTATCGTCAAGCTCTTGATTGAACAGGGGCATTTACATTCCAAACGGGTTCCAGCTAGTCGGACGATTCTGATACCAACCCCTCAGATAATCGCCGGTCTCGTAAGTCACCGGTACTGCCTGCTGGCTAAATTCGCTCTGGTTTTTCTCGACCTGGATCGCAGCTTTGATGTGAGCCATGGCGATCTGTTCCTCACTGTTGAACTTCGCCACTTGCCCCATCCGTTTCCACAAAGTGCCTGTGGTAAAGCTAACCAGCGCATCCCAGATATGGCTGATCCGCGGCACGCTCATATCGTTATCCAGAGCGTCAGGCTTGAGCTTGACCTGGGTCCGGATATAGATCGTTAACGGGGAGCCATCCGGATTACTACCGATCGGCGGCGGTTGAAGCACCAGTTGGGTAAAAATTAACTCAGTAGCGCTGGGCGGCATCACCAAAGGGCTTGTGGGTGCCTGCGCCTGGATCGTGACTGCTGAATCGGTGACATCTTTCGACAAGGTCGTGACCGCCGCGTAACTATGCGCGGTCGTCATCGTCACGTTTCCAGGCGGATTAGGCGGATTGACCAATCCTTGCAAGAGGAAGGATTCAGAGATCGGGAAGTTGTTCGCGTCACGGCCGGCAATGTAGAGCGTAAACGGGCTGGCGTTATTGGTCGTGAACGTGAACTTGCCGGGATTCGAATACGGCCAGGCCACATTTTCAGCCCGGTAAAACCAGGGCGTGTTCCCAGGCAGATTAAATGCCGGATAGGTAAAGCGCTCGATCCAGTCACGTTCCCGGTAGTTAAGCCGGATATAGTTAACTCCGTCATAACTCATCGAAACGAAAATCACTTCCTCTGCGTCGTACGGAAGGAAAAAGACGCCTTTCAACGTCGGATCAAGCAAGATCCCATCCAAAACCCGCATCGATTCGCGCCAGTTGTGGCTGTCGTAGAGGGTCGCGTACTTGAGCCGAATCGCGCGTCTGGCATAATCAAGCGCTTCACTGGAGATATCCCCGGTGGTTTCTGCAGCGAAGTTGATGATGTCGGCAATCGTCACGCTAGACAACTCCTTTCACGGTGAGGAAAGCGCGGGTGATGTTGCCGCTACTGGCGAAATATTTCAGAGCGTTTTTAACGCCCACTCCAGCATTGAAATAACCCTCATTGTACCATACGCGTTGCCTCGCGTTTCCCTGTGAATATCCCTGGTTTTTCGAACCCCATGTAGCGGGAGCGCTTGCCGAACCCGGAAACATCCGCAAAGTTGACCGCCCGCTGTTACTATTGAGAGCGGCGGTCGTCTGCTGACCCGCCATGTATCCGTATGTATAGCCAGCAAACTGATAACTAACTGCTGTCGCCGAACTGTCGTAAATAATTCCTTCATTGTAGTTACTGGCAGCACTTGCCCACGTACTGCCACCGTCCGCCGACAACTGAAAAACAATAAAGGAGCTGTCTGTATCGACACTGATCTGGTCTAGCTCCATCTCAAAATAGCGATAACCGACCGGCAAGAGGATAACGGCGTTAGCAGTTGTCGTGGTGATATCGTTGGTCCCCAAAATCACCTCGCGCTTGAGCCCGAATGATCTCCAGTTCGTTCCGTCGCACAGAATCGTGCATTCCTGTTGTGGCAAGAGTTTCAAGCTCGCCGCGCCATCTATGGTCCCGGTCGGCGGCGTCACCGTAATCGTGCCGGTTGTCCCGGTGATCCCCATGTCGTTCCTGAGCCGATGCGCCAAGCCGTTAGCCGCCGCCGGCAAGGTCAGCGTCCAACTGCCCCCCGAACAAATCAAAAGCTTGTTCGTGTCGGCACTGGTCAGCGTCGTCGCGGCAGTCAAGCTCGTGAACGTGTTCAGGACATGAAACAGATTATCGCCGCCGCAATAGTCCCCGATGTTGCCGCTGGTCTGGTGCAACATCCCGCTCTGGCTGGTGTTCGCCAAAGCCAGTTGTCCAGCTACGCTCGCAGACAGTTGCGCCCCGGTAATCCGCGCATAAGTGCCGCCACTGGTCAACTCCAGAATCTGATCGGTGGGATTAAGCGCGCTTCCAGCCGGTTTATTAGCAACGAAATCGGTCTGAATCGTGGAATTAGCGATGATGTTATTCATCTTGGCCGCCGTAATTCCTTTTTCGTTATCTGCGAAAATCTGGGTTGTGATAATGTCCGGCACTTTGGGTTCTCCTTATAAACTAAAACTGAGCGAATCCAGATAAACACTCCCGTTGGTGGCGCTCGGCCAAACAAAGTTCTGGCGCACCATGGGATAAATATTGACCGCCCCACCGGTCCCAATCACTGCCTGGAACAACTGCACGTCGCCGCTCGAATCGTATCCGGCAAGCGAGCACCCACGCTGGACAGCCGGTCTTGCGCCACTGGGCAAGGTGAATGCCAGACTCGCCGCACCGCTTGCGTAAGCGATGATTCCCTCACAAATCACTTTCTGAAACGTCCCATTAGTCTCGACCCGGTAGCGCGCCGTCGTCCCTTCGCTCCAACCAGTCGAATAACTCAAAGCTGTCCAAGTACCCGGATCGACCATGTTGCCAGTAGGCACCCCAGTCAATTTGCTCCAAGCCAAGCTGTCACAAGTGTCCACGACGTTGTTGGCATTGGTGTCGTACACACTGCGCAACATGTCGCCGCCACCGGCCGGTGCCGAGAATGTCCCTGTTCCATTGAGGAACGTCCCGCTATTACCGTTGAGGATCGGAACCAATCCAGTGCGACTGGTCGTCGCTACCGGGATCGGGTCCGCTCCATTATCCAAATGACTCGGAGCATGTGCGCTCGGGGCGAAGGAGGCAGGCTTACCGGTGATGCCGGTCCAGGGCGTGGTATCCGCCAACGCCGCATGATCCACGATAGAATCCGCATTCGTATCATAAACACTTTTGAGCATCGCCGTGCTGTCCGGAGGAAAAGTGCTCGGCTTGCCCGTGATGCCGGTCCATGGTGCCGTGTCAGCTAATGCCGCGTGATCAACGATATTGTCCGCGTTGGTGTCATAAACCGACTTCAACATCGCAGTCGAATCAGGCGGGAAAGTCGCCGGTTTACCCGTGATCGCTGTCCAAGCAAGCGCAACACAAGAAAGCTTGCTCGTAACGACCTGAATTGTCGTGTTGTCTACAGCCGGACAAAGCCCCGCCAAGGTTGCGCTTGCTAAAGCTATCGGATCGCTCCCAGCGCTCAAATGTGTCGAAGCGTGCGCACTGGGAGCAAAACTGGCGGGCACACTCGTCAATCTGCTCCAAGCCAGACTATCGGCCGTATCTACGGTCCCATTGTTATTGGTGTCGTACACGGCTTTAAGCATGTCGCCGCTCCCCGTGCCACCACCAGTTGATACCGCACTGGGCGGAATCTTGGCATATGTCCCATCAGCTTTGAGCAACAACAAATAATCACCGCTCGCATAAGCGCCCACTGCCGGTTTATCGCTCACAAACGCCGGCTGAATCGTGGCGTGAGTGAAAGCTAGATTCAGTTTCTTGGCGTTGACCCCGGTCCGGAACGCCTGGTCGGTAAACTGGATGTCCGTGACCAGTTCGGAACTCATGCTGCTTCAATTCCTTTCCATCGTTAAATTTCGTCAAGTAAACCTCTAAGCCGACTTAATCCACCCCAGGCATGAACCAACGTGTTAGCCGTATCAAACCAGACATTGGGCGGCACCCAACGCCCCACAGAACCCGGAAAGACCAGATACGCAACAGTATGACCGGCAATCCCGCCTTTTTTAGGATCATTATCAATCTTGAGC